TTCAGTTAACCATTGGTATTCTTCCTCAGTTAAGCAGTTCGTGTTTCGGTAAGGGAATAACTCGTTAAGCTTCTTCTTACGCTCCTCGCAGTTACAATCTTCTCCTAATACAAATTTTGCTACTGATGCAATACCAGTTGCCTCTAATACTTTTTCTACTGTGTCTCCAAGACCTGTAGATGTTGTTGCTTTTCTTTTTGCCATATTATATTAATTCAAATTCTTTGTTTAAAAAATCAGCGTAGTCTTCTCCGACTGACTGACGTATTCTTTCTTTGCAATACTTTAATGTACAAAAAATTGATTTTACACTAATGCCGGTTTCATTTGATATTTGGCGTATTGATTTTTGCTCATCTCTATATATCCTTAATAGTTTTTGGTCGTACCAATCCCAACTACTAATTTCATTCTCTACTCTGTCGTAAATGTTTTCCAATGATTCGTGTTTAAGTGGCTCTAGCTCCTCCTGTGCTAAATCCCTTACTACCTCAATAAATAAGTCATTAGATGCAGTTTTGTTTTCTCGGTAGGCAGTATTCCTTAATAGTACCCACATCAAAGCTCTGTTGGGTTCTCCGTCTATTAGTATTTTTTCGTAGTAATTGTACTGATGTACTTTTAGGTACACATCTTGTACGATGTCCTCAGCAAACTCGTTATTATCAAATAAACGGGCTATGTTTAGCCACTCCTTGTGATATTTCGATAAGATACTTAGTGCGTTCATTGGTTAATTTCTAAACAAATATATGACTATATTTTAATCTAACAAGTTGTCCACAAAAAAAGCCACCTGTTACAGTGGCTCTAATCCGTTTAAATAAATCTCTCGGCTTACATACTTATCTAACTTGTGTAGTGTTGATAAGGTTACGTCTTTACCGTTGAGAAAGTTGTTTACTTGGAAGTGGTGCATCTTGTATCCTAATAACTTTATGTCCTCTACGATTTGGTTTCTTGTTCGGGTAAGTAGGAGTTTATGTATCTGCTTCCGTAGGTCTTCATCGTTTATGTACATATCAAAAAGGTAGGTCATCGTCAATACTATCTCCAATAGGCGCACGTTCTGGTGCTACGTAAGGCTCGCTAAATGATGCTGAGAAGAAACTTCCGTTTTTACCTTGCTTAACCCAAAGGGCTACCTCCATCTCTTTACCGTTTACGTTTACCTTTCCTTTGTAGTCAGGTTGTTTATCATTCGTCTTTTTGTCGTTCTTAAAGATTGCTCCTGTGTTTGTTTTGTTTTCCATTATGTTGGGTTTATATGTTACTGATAAATGCGATAATTAATGTAATGCTGATTACGGTAATGAGTATCATTGTGCCTAATGCAGCGTAAAATTCTCTTTCTTCGTTTCGTTTTTTCATAGTGTAAAAATTAAATATCCAATAGTTATTCCTGCTAACAGATGCAGGAGTCGATAGTAGTCCTCTTGGTTCATTGTTCGTCTTTTACTATTTCTAATGTTCCATTAATTGAATAGCCAGTCAATCGAATCAACTGCTCAATGTGATAAATCAAGTCCTCAAGCTCCACATCCTCGTGTTCGAACTCATAGCTGGCTTTATGTCCGTAGTGGGTTATTTCTATTTTCATTGTTCTTGTTGTTTAAATTGTTTATAATACTCCACAAATGTTTCGTGTTTAAATCCAATCATTGGATGCGTTAGCCTACTTTCTTGAAAGGCATTTAACATTTGCTCCTTTTCGATTTCTTTGGCTTGTTCTTTTAGCTTCAAATAGTCTTCAACCTTAATTGAAATTTGTATTCTCCCAATGCTTACATTTTCCCAGGATTCACCTTGTGCCTCGAGTTGCTCTATAAATAATTCTACTGCTGTTTTCATTGTTCTTGTTGTTTAAAGGTTTAAAAAAAGCCTTTTTCGCTCAAGAAGGCAATAACTCTATCTCCCTACGATGAGAACCGACACTTACTCGGCAGGCTACGTTCCGTACGTCTACGGCATATTTCTTACATTTCGTGTTTAGATATGTGGCAATTTTTACCCCTTATCCTTGTCCAGTTTTTTGTGCAATAAACTTGACTTCACTCTTCAGCTTCTCAATGTACAGCGTTGCATCCATCAGCTCCTCTTGCAGGTGATTCAACCAATCGGTGAGGTCTAAATCAGTTCGTGTTAGCATAGTGCCGTACTTCTCAATTCCTCGTTGTGAGCGGTCATAAAACTTACTCATTACTTTTAGGACAATCGGGTCTTCTACTTTCTGGTTCATAGGAATTTCATTAGGGCATTGTAATACTCACGGCAATACTCTATCTTCTCTTTGATTTGGTCGATTACCTGTTCGTCTTTTTGTACATAGAATACCTTTACTCTGCGGTTCTTTGGGATTTGGCTAAACTCGTGTTTGCGTAGAATCTCCTCACGCAAGTCGTAGTCCTCGTCAATCTTGTGTAGTTTCCAATGCGCTCTACGAATCTCATCCTCTACCATTTCGATAGGTGTATCAACAAGGCAGTAGCAAAGCATTGATTGTTGCTTGCCAGTTAGCCACATATAACCTTGAAGCTGATAGAAGTAGTCTTTGTTAGGTATCTCGGTATCAAAAAACGGAAAGGTTGTAGCATCCCAACTTGATTTAACGTCAAGCAATATATCTTCCGTGTTTACGTCAGGCGTTCCCTTAACCCAATCGTTCTCGAAATACTCTTCGTTCTTGTATATAAATTTGACGTCTAAGACATCGTTTACAAGTGAGATAGATAAATCCTCAACTGCGTTGCCTTTGTCCGTGTAACGGCTTGAAAACTCCTTCCTGATGCCGTATTTCTCTTCTAATACAAGTTCGTGGATGTAAGATTTAGCAGTTTGGCTTAGTAGTTCGCTTTTTGAACGTGGTGTCGCCATTATTTTTCCTATGGCAGAACATCGAATCTTGAGAGCTTTCATAGGGCGTTAAGCATATCGGTTTGACCTTCAGTTAATGCAAACGATGATTCGAGTTTCTCTCGTGTGTATTCTCCTTTGGCAATGGCTTGTACTGCTGCGCTGAATCGCTTTTGGTCAATTTCAGGTAGTTTCTTCTCCGTCTTTACTTGCTCGCCTAATGCGTCCGTGTCTTTGTCAGTTACTAAACCAAGTGCAGAGCTGAGTGCATATCTGCGGTAATACGTTACTCCCGAGCCAAATCCTTGATAGTCATTCATACCCTTGAGCTGAACGTAAGGAATCATACAAACCGATTCCATAAACTCACCGCTTTCGTGGAAGATAACCGTCTTTAGGCAGTTTTGACCTTCTTGGTTTGTAAGTTGTTGGGTAAATCCGAGTCCGTGTTTTTTTAGGATAGGATTAATTACCTCAAAAATCTTGGGTAAATCTGCGTAAGAATACCCGTAGCCTTGTGTGGCTTTGTGAATTACTGGCACTTCCTGCTGAAATGCTGCCAAACTTTTAAATAAATTTTTCATAGCGTTTAATTATTTATACGAAGATATAGATTATTTCAATTCGTTGTACTTTTTTTTATATTTTTTTATCAATTCTTTTAGTTCGTCTTTAGTGAACTTTCGTGTTACCCTTGCTCTTGCTTCCAGTTGGTCAAATCTTTCTGCTCCAATTTTAGTAACCAGGTTTGTTCGATATTCCAACAAATTGCCTGATAAGAAGCTATTGCACCTCTCGCATTGAACATGGACATTATCCTCATCAAAGCGCACATTCCAATGGTTGTTAGCGTTAAAAAAATGGCCTGCGTTAACTTTCTTTGGTACTTGCTTACAAGAGATGCAAAGTTTGTCTTTATCACGCTCTCTGATGTATTTGTTAAATACCATTTGTGCAGCCTTTACGATGTCCTGTACGGTCTCTAAATCGGCTTTCATTCTTGTTTTGGTCTGTTTCCATTGCTTCTCTTTGGCTTCAGCTACAAAAGCACGAACACACTCGTTTTTCAGGCAATATTTTGCATTAAAGCGCACAGGCTCAAACTTGTCTTTGCAGTTCTTACAACGTGGCATCTTTGTATTTTAATTCGTCTTTTAATTCTTGGTATGCTACTCGCAGTTGAGCGTTGCGTCTTGCCAGTTGATTCATTTCTCTGTTTAGAGATGTTATTTCGTCTTCAAGTAGGTTAATCACCTGAATTGTCTCAAGTAAATATGCCTCGCTTTCTTTACCTCCGTTGATGTAGTCTTTAGCTTCAGGCTTGTCCTTTTCAAGTTTTTCTCTGACGTTCTTGATTCGTTCTTTAACCGTCCATACGGTTGTTTTAGCCCATAGTATTTTAAGTGATAAATCCATATTAAAAAGGGTTTTTGTTTGCAAGTCTACGAAGTTTCTCTGATGTAGTTTCTATTTGACCGTCTTTTGGTATAGCCATCTGCTTCTCGTTTGGTCGGAATAGTGCTAAAGGGTCTACTCCATTTATTTGGAATCCAATTCCCGAATTGAAGTTGCAATAAACTGGCTCGTTCAAGGCCGTGTGCTTACCGCCTGTCTCCGTGTCCTTAACTTTCTCTACTCCTACCCAAGTTATGAGCTTCATTGTTTCGTGTTTGATTAGGCGGTGTATTACAAACATATCATCGCATCGGTTAAGGAAAGCCTTACCGCCTTCAATGTGGTCTTTAAGTGGCGGCTTTAAATGCCCTTTCCATTCTCCGTCTTGGTATAGGTTGCCAGTCCTACCCGATTCAGTATTAGGATGGGTGTTTATGTAGATTGTCATTCCCGTTTGATTGACAAACTGCCTAGCTCGGTTCATAAACTCGTAGTTACCTGCAAAGCTCATCTCTCTATCAAGTCCCGTAAATGGGTCTATAAGTCCTACTTTCGCTCCGCTATTCTTAAATAGTT